GGTATATCGAGGACCTTGAGTGGCATGAGGTGGCGGAACGGATGGCATACAGCAGGTCGCACGTCGACAGGCTCCACGGATATGCGCTCCTTCACTTCCACCCGTCTGTGGTAAGCCGAAAAAAATTTAAAGACGGGGCAGAATGAGACATTCGACCTGTGGTAATATTAGACTGGCAAATTCGGAAGAATGAACCGATAAGAGCTCTTGCAGTTGGGTCCTTTCCTGCGAGGGCTCTTTTCAGTTTCAGTTTGATGACGACACTTACGGACATTTGATTTCCTCCTTTCTTTGGCGGGCTGCTTACCAGGGGCGGCCCGCTGCTTTTATTATTCACGAGGCAACGGCATGGTAGAAACGGTTGAATTATCTGAATACTTTTCGACGCTCGCCCATCTCGTGATGATGGAGCATGAGGACCTGCACTGGATCCGGAGCGCGAACGTCAGCATCGGATTCGTGGAGAGCGACCGCCCGAAGAAATCAGGCGGACGGCTCTGCCTCGGGGAATGCGTGAAGGTCAAGGAGCTATACAAGCCCTATTGCCCGCACGACTTCCTCGTGGTCGTTTATTCGCCCAATGTGCAGGGCATGAGCGAGGAACAGCTCAAGATTCTTCTGTATCATGAGCTCTTGCATGTCGGCATGAGCGAGGACGGGGAAGAGGTTAAGTACATCGTTAATCCTCACGACGTTGAGGACTTCCGGAAGATCATTGACAGATACGGTATCGACTGGGCGAGACCCAGCAGACCGACAGGAAAGGGCAGACAGTAAAACGGATGGTGATTGTGTGGCAAAAGGCGGACGAAAAGGAAAATATGAATATTGGATCAGTCCGGACGGCCTTTTGCTTATAAAGGGGTGGGCGCGTGACGGACTGACAAAGGAACAGATCGCGAAGAACATCGGATGCAGTCGTGAGACATTGAATCAGTGGGAGAATAAGTTTTCTGACATATCTGACGCTATAAAAAAGGGGCGAGAAGTTGTCGACAGAGAAGTTGAAAACGCATTGCTAAAAAGAGCGAAGGGCTACGACGTGGAAGAGACGACCGAGGAGCTACGATTCAACCGCGCAACCGGACAGAATGAAATGGTCGTCACGAAGCGCACGACAAAACACATCGCGCCCGACACAACAGCACAAATATTCTGGCTTAAAAATCGCAAGCCAAACGAATATCGCGATAAGCACGACATTGAAGTAAGTAAGTCGAACGATGAGACGATAAAAGAAATGGAGACATATTTTGGCAAACTTCGAGCTAAAGAAAAAGCAAGCTCTTGATTTGCTTTATTACGAACCGTACAGAATTGGTCATTGGGTCGGCTTTAAAGATTTAACAGAACTTCATAATACCTGGTTGCGAGATTTCCTATATGGGGAAGACGATCAAACACTTCTTGCTCATCGCGGATCTTACAAAACGACAATTCTTTCGCTCTTCCTTGCGCTTGCCCCGATTGTGCTGCCAAGGTCAAATATAATCTTTTTTCGCAAGACGGATGATGATGTCACTGAAGTTATACGTCAGGCGAAAAAAATTCTCCGCTCCGGATGTGTTGGCGAACTATCACGAGCAATTTGGGGGCATGAAATACAGCTCATCACCGATACGGCCTCATCAATCACTACGGATTTATTTGATGTGCCAAAAGGTGCCGAGCAAATACTCGGCATCGGTATTGGAACATCAATCACAGGCAAACACGCGGATATTGTAATTACTGATGATATCGTAAACCTTACGGATCGTATAAGCCGTGCGGAACGTGAAAAGACAAAGCTTCGCTACATGGAATTGCAAAACATTTGCAACCGGAGTGGCAGATTCATCAATACTGGCACACCATGGCATAAAGATGATGCTATTTCTATTATGCCGAATGTGACGAAATATGATTGTTATCACACAGGGCTTATTAATCGCGCAAAGCTTGATGAAATTCGTCACAGCATGAGCGATTCATTGTTTGCGGCAAATTACGAGCTGAAGCATATTGCGGATTCAGACACTCTTTTTCATGATCCGTCTTTTATCTACGATGAAACGCAGTTATATGGCGGAACCGCGCACATTGACGCATCATATGGCGGTCCAGACTACACGGCCTATACAATTATTAATCCAGTGACGCGCACTGCGTTTGGTAAGATTTGGAATAAGCATGTAGATAAATGTCTGGATGAAATTCTGCTACTGCACGAACGCTTTCGCGCCGGCATAATTAGATGCGAAGATAATGGTGATAAAGGCTATCTGAAAAAAGAGATAATCGGAAAAGGCGTTCCTTGCGTTTCATATCATGAAAAAACAAATAAGTACATCAAGATATCCACCTATCTACTAGGCGTATGGAACTCACTTGATTGGGTTGCGGAAACAGATCCAGAATACATGAACATGATTCTTGATTATAACGAACACGCCGAGCATGATGACGCACCGGATAGCGCCGCATCGCTTTGTCGGACGCTCTTCTATCCGAAGAGCCACCGGGCGCAAGTAAAGACATTCAAAGGGGGCATCTAAGCCATGAAAACACAACTGTACAACCTGCCGCGGCCGATGCTCTGCGACGTCGAGAAGGATTTGGACGCGGACGGGTTCCCGACAATGAAAGCCGTCAGGGAATACATGGACCTTCACGGAAACGCGATTCGGCGGCTCAAGTATCTCAGCGAGCTGTACGTTGGCAGGCATGACATTCTCAGGGCGCCGGACAAAGAAGCCTGGAAGCCGGATAATCGGCTCGTCGTCAATTTCCCGCGGTACATCACGAACATTTCCCTCGGATACGGCTACGGCATACCAATCACGAAGCGGTTCCCCGACGAAAAGGTCGAAGAGAGCATCCTGCAGATTGAGAAGCGCAATCACATCGTCGACCACGAGAACCAGCTCTTCAAAAAGGTTTTTCAGATGGGGCACGCGTGGGAATTCTTCTACCAGAACGAGAACGCGCAGACCCGCATGAAGGTGCTCACGCCGATGCAGTTCTTCTGCGTGTACGACGACACGCTTGAAGAGCGGTCCGTATTCGCCGTCCGCTACGGCAGGAAGAAGGACGGCAAGATATACGGCGAGGTCTACACGCGGGAATATCAGCGGAAGTTCCTTGAGGGCAGCTGGAAGGGTGAACTCGAGGTGAACCCTTACGGACTCATTCCCGCAGTCGAGTACATGCTGAATGATGAGCGGATGGGATTGTATGAGGATTCTGCGCCGCTCATCGAGGCATATAACCGTACACTGTCTGAGAAGACGAACGACGTCGACGCATTCGCGGAAGCATATCTCGCCATCATCGGAACCGAGGTCGGAAGCGATCAGGTGCGCAGGATCCGTGATGAGCGCGTTATCAACATCTTCGGAACGGACAACGCCGACGAGATAAAGAACATCGTCGTTCAGTTCCTCACGAAGCCGACTGCCGACGCGACACAGGAGAATCTGCTGAACAGACTCGAACGTCTCATCTTCCAGATTTCCATGAGCGCCAACATCTCGGATGATTCCTTCGGCAATGTGGCGAGCGGCGAAGCGATGGCGTACAAGCTTCTGGCGACCGGAACAATGCTGTCGACCTTCGACACGAAGATTTCCAAGAGCCTGCAGAAGCGGTACAAAATTTTGTGCTCATTGTCGACCAATTCCCCCGACCCGAACGCATGGGAAGACGTCGAGATTCAGTTCCACCGGAACATTCCGAAGAACACCGCTGCCGAGATCGAGAACGCGAAGAACGTTGCGGGCATGGTCTCGCAAGAGACACAGCTCTCGCTCATGCCGTCCGTCGTCCCCGACGTTGCCGCCGAGCTCGAACGAATCGCCGCAGAACAGGAAGACATGCGGGCGCAGCTCAATGTGTACGGCAACTTCGGCATCCATGCGCATGAGGAAGAACCGGAAGAGGACGAGACCGACGAGACCGACGAGGTGAACGATGGCAAGGAACAGGGATGACAATCTCGACTACTGGCGAAAGCGTGAAGAAGAAGCCCGGCAGAATACCATCAAGGACGAAGCGGAATACAACAAGCGGCTCGACGGCATATACAACTCGATGCAGGTGAACATCGAGAAGGAAATAAACGGCTTTTACAGCCGTTACGCCACGAAGAACGGTATTTCTATGGCGGAGGCGAAGAAGCGCGTCCAGAACGCCGATATGGAAGCCCTGAGCCGCAAAGCTGAGAAGTACGTCCGGGAAAAGGATTTTTCCGACAAGGCGAATGAGGAGATGGCGTTGTACAACCTCGCAATGAAAACAAACCGCCTCGAACTGCTGAAAGCGCAAATCGAGCTCGAGCTCATCGACGGATTCAACGACGTGGAGCACGAGATGGAAAAAGACCTGCTCAAGACGTCCATGAAGGAATACGAACGCATGGCGGGCATCCTCGGAAAGTCCGTCAAGGATGCGGAAAAGCACGCACACGAGCTTGTGAACACGTCCTTCCGGAATGCGCATTTCAGTGACCGTGTATGGTATTCCGAATGGTCGCTGAAGGTCGAACTTGAACGGCTCCTCCGCATCGGACTCATCCAGGGGCGCAACCCAAACGTCCTCATGCGTGACGTCGAGAAGGCACTCAAGGTCAGCAAGTACGAAGCGCGCCGCGTCATGGTGACAGAGATGTGCCGCGTGCAGACCGGAGCCCAGAAGCAGACCTATGAGCGGAACGGCTACGACCAGTATACATTCATCGTCGAGCATGACGACAGGCTGTGCGATGACTGCCGAGACCTTGACGGACAGATATTCTACGTCAAGGACATGGCACCCGGGCACAATGCCCCGCCGATTCATTGCTTTTGTCGTTGTAGCACCTCTGCATATGCAGACCGGGCAAGGCTCGACGC